ACCAGTTAGCACCGATTTAACTATTATAGGCGACCCGACAACAGGAGTAAGTAAAAAGATTACACTTGCTCAATTAGGTGCGATATTTAGCGGTGCGGTTTCATTTTATACTAACCTTGCAGGCTTTCCTGCGGTTGGCGATATTAACGTTATCTATTGTGCTAAAGACACGCAGAAACTTTATTTGTGGAGTGGTTCGGCTTATGTAGAAGTATTCCCTTCACAAGCTTTATTAGATACTTATCAATTAAGAAGTGAGAAGGGTAACGCTAATGGTTATGCTTCTTTGGATAGTCAAGGTAAAGTGCCTATTAGTCAATTACCGAGTTCTATTATGGAATACAAAGGAACTTGGAACGCATCTACTAACACGCCTACACTTGCAAACGGAACGGGCGACACGGGAGATGTTTATATTTGTAACGTAGCAGGAACAGTAAACTTTGGAGCTGGTCCTATTACTTTTGCGGTGGGCGATTATACTATATACTCAGGAAGTATTTGGCAGCGTTCAAGCGGTGCGGTGGGTACTGTAACAAGCGTAGCTGCATCTATTACGGGCGATAGCGTTACGATTAGTGGAAGTCCTGTTACTACATCGGGAACTTTAGCTTTTGCTTTTGCAGGTAATAGCACTCAATACATAAACGGAGCAGGTAATTTAGTTACGTTTCCTGGAGTAATTAATGAAGCACAAAACTTAATTACTGAGGTTTACAATAAAACAGGAGCGACTTTAACAAAGGGTACAGTTGTTTATATCAATGGCGGTCAAGGTAACTTACCAGCAGTTACTAAAGCACTTGCAACGGGAGATAGTACAAGCGCACAAACTTATGGCATAGTACGAAACGATATTACGAATAATAACAACGGATATGTAGTGGTTGCAGGTCGCATAAGCGATTTAGACACTCAAGCATATACAGAAGGTACTCAACTTTATTTAAGTCCTACAACGGCAGGTACTTTTACAAGTACAAAACCTTACGCACCTCAGCACTTAGTTTATGTTGGTATCGTAGTAAGGGCGCACCCAACACAAGGAGTTGTAGAGGTTAAAATACAAAACGGCTATGAGTTAGACGAACTGCATAACGTCGCTGCTCAAAGTCCAAGCAACGGAGATATTTTACAATATGTATCAAGCACAAGTTTATGGACTAAGGTTGCAGGTACAACTTCAAACATAGCAGAAGGCAGTAATTTATATTACACCGATGCTCGTAGTCGTGCAGCATTAAGTTTTACGGCAGGTAGCGGTGCTTACAATTCTACAACGGGAGTTATTACTATCCCTACAAATACAAACCAATTAACTAACGGGGCAAACTATATCACACTTGCTTCATTAAGTGCAGGTGCAGGTATTAGCTATAATAACACAACTGGAGTAATTGCTTCTACTATTACGCAATATACCGATGCTTTGGCAAGGGCAGCTATTAGCTTAACAACATCGGGAACAAGCGGAGCAGCGACATACAATAGCACAACGGGTGTTTTAAACGTACCACAATACGCACCCGATTTAAGCGGATATGTTCCAACAAGTAGAACTTTAACTATTAACGGAACGGCTTTTGATTTAAGTGCAAATAGGTCTTGGAGTGTGGGTACAGTAACGAGTGTAGGCTTATCTTCTGCAACAAGCGGAGTAACTATTGGCTCTACACCTATTACAACAAGTGGAACTATTACTTTAGCTATTGCAACGGCAAGTGGTTCTCAGCAAGGTTTATTATCAAGCACCGATTGGACTACGTTTAACAATAAGCAAAACGCTTTAACCAATCCAGTAACGGGTACAGGTACTACAAACTACCTACCTAAGTTTACAGGTACAAGTACAATAGGGGATAGCACAATACAAGAAACAAATTCTAACATTGGTATTGGAGTTACACCTACAAATGGTTATGGCGGATTACAAATAGTAGGGGCAACGAGTAGTAGTATTCTTACACAATTAGGGGTTGATGGCATAAGAGCAGGTGTTAGGTCAAGCGGAAATACTGCAATAGTTTTAGATAGTTCTAATACTACGTTTACAAATAGAATGTGGTATTTATATAATGCAGGTGCTTCAGGTAGCTTAATTATTGGTAGACCTAATTTAGATGTATTAACGTTTTCTAACTCAGGCAATTTAGGATTAGGAGTTACACCGAGTGCGTGGGGAAGCCAAAGTAAAACATATCAAGCCAATGCACAAGCTGTTTTTGCAGGTAGTACTTTTTCAAGTGGTAATAATCAAACATTAGTAGGTAATAATGTATATGTACCTGAAGATACAAGTTTTAGATATATAGCAAGTAATCCCGCAGGATTGTATAGAATTAGTAATGATAGTTCAATGCAATGGTTTCAAGCTCCTTCAGGAACGGCAGGTAACGCTATATCCTTTACCCAAGCTATGACGTTAAACGCTTCAGGTAATTTATCAATAGGTAACACTAATGATACATATAAGTTAGATGTAACGGGTACGGGAAGGTTTAGTGGGCAAGTTCAATTAATGACTCATTTTGCTGCTTATAGTGATGCTGAATTTATGGGAGTTTTAGGTTTTAATAGAAACCCGTCAACAGGTGCAATTTATAATAATGCTCGTGCTGCTTTTCAATTACAAAATAATTTAGGTACATTTCAAGTTAAAGCATTTTCAAGTGCAGGTGCTGATTTGGGAACTCCATTATCCATAGCCTCTACAGGAGCAGCTACATTCTCAAGTAGTGTAACGGCAACAAGTTTTAGTGTTTCTAATGGTAGTATATCTAACAGTGGATTTTGGGGAATGCAAAATACTGCAGGTGCAGGCTCATTTGCAGATTGGGCTTTATTAAATAGTGCAACTACAAGAATAATGCACAACCCTACAGGTACTACTAATATGATATTTAATGGCTCAGTAGGTATAGGTACTACATCGCCAAGTAATATATTAACAGTTGTAGGTGGTGCTGCATCGCCTGTTGTATTAAATTTATCTAATGCAAATAGTAACTGCGATATTATTATGACATCGGGTGCAGGTGGTGGACTTGTAAGGTTGCGTAATAATTTAGATGACTTCCAGATACATACCGCAGGAAGCGAGCGTATGCGCATAACAAGTGGGGGTAACGTTGAAATAAACACAGGCTCAATAAAGACAGGAGAACCAGACACAGGTTGGGGTAGAGCAGCAATCAAGATAGGACAAAGACAATCAGGAGAGGCTTTTAATTCAGGTGGTTACTTACCTGTAAACGTAGACGGAACAGTTTATTATATTAATTTATATTCATCAACACCTTAAAAATGGCATTAGAAACAAAATGGGTAGTGGTTCAAATGGATACCGCACCTTCAGAGGACACATTACAAGACGTAGTTAAAAGAGTGCATTATCGTTACGAGGGTACAGACGAACAATACTTTGCGGATATTTACGGAGTATTATCTTGTGAAACTCCTTCGGAAACTGATTTTACTGCTTACGAAGATTTAACTTACGAGCAAGTATGCGAGTGGTTAGAAGCAGGTCTTAACATAGAAGCTATGGACTTAAACTTAGCTACTCAAATTGAGAACATTAAAAACCCACCAATCGTAAATTTACCTTTGCCGTTTAGCAATCCACAATTATCTTTACAAACAAAAACAAACTATGAAGAACAAACAACTGCTCCAATTAGTGAGCAACCTTAATGCCGTAATCGGTAGCCAAGAAACTAAAACACAAAAGAAGCTTGTAAAAATTTACGAGAAAGTTAAACAACATCACGAGGACTACCAAGCCGAAGTTGAAATTTTGCGTTTAGATAATGCACAAACGGATAGTAACGACTGCTTATTGCTTACGGACAAAGGGGAGTACAAATTCTCTAAAGAAGGCATCAAGAAGCTAACCAAAGATATTGAAGCGCTAAATGATAAAGAATTTGATTTTCAAATAATTAACGTAGTCAATCCACAAGGCTTGGAGAATTTTACATTCTTAGAAGATTGGACTACTGGCATAGAATTTAACAAACAAGAAGAAGAAGAACTATAATGGCAAATAACCACCAAGCAGACCAATCAACAATCGTATCTTTAGTTAGTGCTACTATTAGCATTACAAATATTCAACCGCTATTCACATTGATTGCAAGTTTGGTGGCTATCGTTTCAGGTCTTATGGCTATTCGATACTATTACAAAATGACCAAAAAGCTTAAATGAGATTAATACTTTTAGCCTTATTACTTACTTCTTGCGCTTCGGTTAAGAAGTTTGAAAAACGTTATGATAGCACGGGGACAACTAAGATTGATTCCGTGCATCTTACTTTTTACGATAGTGTAACTAAGATTATAGAAAAAGAGCAGGTATTTACAAAAGAGGTTACTATCTACGACACTATCCGTGTAACAAAGGATAGCATTATAGTAGTTCCCAAAATAGTAACTAAGTGGGTTTACCAGACAAAAGACAAGCAGACCGACAATAGCTTAGTTAAAAAAGACACAATAGCTTTTAATCGCACAGAAACGGCTCAAATTTCGATTGTAGATAAAAATAAGGTAACTACTCAAAATAACTTTTGGAAGGCTTTAATCGGTCTAATAATAGCGATTGTGTTAATTTTAGCATATTGGAATAGATTATGGAAGTAAACAAAGCAGGTAGAGATTTAATAAAGCAGTTCGAAGGCTGCAAATTAAAGGCGTACAAATGCCCTGCGGGTTTATGGACAATATCCTGGGGTTTAACTTTTTACCCTGACGGAACGAAAGTAAAAGAGGGCGATGTTATTACGCAGCAACAGGCAGAAGATTACTTTAACGCAATAGTCGATGACTTTGCAAAAGGCGTAGATGTGCTTGTAAAATCAAATGTAACGGCAAACAATTTTTCTGCGATTGTTTCGTTTGCTTTTAATGTAGGTATGGGTAATTTTAGGAGAAGCACTTTACTTAGAAAGGTAAACGCAAACCCTAAAGACCCAAGCATTAGGGCAGAATTTATGAAGTGGACAAGAGCCAACAATGTTGTGCTTAAAGGGTTAGTGAGGCGGAGAGAGGCTGAAGCTAAACTATATGAGCAACTTTAGAACTATATTAGTAAATTTATTATCAGACGAAAGCAACAGTATTAGCCACAAAAGAGTGGTGGCTTTGCTTGGCAGCTTATGTCTTTTTATCTCTTTGTTCTTAAACATAATCTTAAAAATTAACCCAAGCGATAAGTTGGTAGATGCGGTATTGTATCTCACGCTATTTGCTATGGGTTACACCACAATAGATAAATTCAGCAAAAAATAAATAATGCTAAAATCAAAACGAAAACGACTATTCTTTGACATCGAAACCTCGCCAAACGTCGGCTTTTTCTGGAGTGCAGGTTACAAGCTTAATGTAACTGCGGATAGCATCATTAAAGAACGTGCTATTATTTGTATATGCTACAAGTGGGAAGATGAAAAAGAAGTTTACTATTTACAATGGGATAGCAAACAGAACGACAAAAAGATGCTACAAAGTTTTATCGAAGTAGCAAACACGGCTTCGGAATTAGTAGGGCATAATGGCGACAAGTTCGACCTTGCGTGGATAAGGACACGCTGCTTGTTTCACGGGATAGAGATGTTTCCTAAATACGTTACAATAGACACGCTAAAGGTAGCACGTCAAAAGTTTAGATTTAATAGCAACAAGCTTAATTACATAGCTGATTATTTAGGCATCGGTCAGAAGATTAAAACTGAATATAGTTTATGGAAGGACATTGTTCTGCATAAGGACAAAGTAGCTATGGCTAAAATGATTAAGTATTGCCAAAAAGATGTTGTATTATTAGAGCAAGTATTTAACGCACTTAAAAACCACATCGAACCTAAAACACACTATGGCGTTATATTCGGACAAGATAGAGGCTCTTGCCCTGAATGTGGAAGCGATGAGATAGTAATACAAATGAGGCGTACAACTGCAACAGGGGTAAAGAAAATATTATACAAGTGCAAAACTTGTTTTAAGATACATAGCAAAACCGACAAATAAATGGATAGTAAAATACTTAGCTTAGTAATAGAAGATATGCGTAGCCGTGAGCAAGTAGGTAAAAAGAAGTACAACTGCACAATGGACAGGGAAGATTTATCGACAGGCGAATGGATAACACATTTGAAGCAGGAGCTACAAGATGCCATACTTTATTTAACCAAACTTGAACAAATACACAATGCGCCTCAAAAAGATATTTAGCTTCGGCAACATATTAGACCGAGATACCTACGAGCAACTTAGGGAATTAGATTACACCAATCCTAACTTTAAGGGTTGCGCTGACGAGTTCCAGTTTAATCGTGAATGGTGGGTTATGCTTGACGATATGAGCCGTATTGTTGCTTATTGCGGCTCAATTTATTCTAAAGGCATTTGCATATTTAACAGGGCGTGGGTACATAAAGATTATAGAGGGCAAGGAATACAAAGACGAATGATTAAAACAAGGCTAAAAGCAGCTTCTACTTTTTGCCATATAGCTATTACTTATACTACCTTAGACAATTTTCCTTCAGCTAATAACCTAATCTCGTGTGGGTTTAGGCTTTACTTACCTGAATATTCTTACGGGGGTTACGATAAACTTTACTTCCAAAAGCTATTATAGGTAGTAATACTACTACTTTTGGCTGCATTTTACTACCGACTTTGGCAAGTAATACCTTTACTTTATTACAATTTTAGTTAAGTTTTAGCTTTACTTTGTACGTTCTGATGTACAAAATGTGCTATAAACTGCACAATTTGATATGCAAATGCAACAATGTTGCAAAAATAATTTTAAAATATTTTAATAGTTTTGCACTTTGTATTGTGTATTGTTGTATATTTGTGTAAACAAAACACAAAATGACACATTTAACCAACTACCAAATGTTCCAATATCAGCGATACGGGAACATATTAATTGACGGGAGCAGGACTACATCAAACCCTTATGACCCTGCCTTATTGCCTAAAAACTACGATTACGAAGATGACGATTACACCTTCACTCGATGGGTAGAACATAATGCAGAACTTGAACTTTTAAAAAACGAAGTATATGAAGATTGAATTTGTAAAAGAAACTAACCATAGAGGCGATGTTTACTATTATACAACAGTAGATGGTCGCTACCAAAAGGACACTATATCTTTGGACTACTCACAAGCCTATGAATTATTTATAGCTATGAGAAAAAAACAAGAGCCGACTATCGAAGTATTAGAACATTATATTATTGACGAAACAAAACCAGAAACAAATGAGCCTAATTAAAATTCAACAGGAACTAAAAGCACCTAAAAATCAATTTAACGCTTTTGCTAAATACAAGTACCGAAGTGCAGAAGATATTATCGAAGCTGCAAAACCTATCTGCCATAAGTACGGCTATGCTTTAATGTTAAGCGATGAAGTAATAGAAGTAGGCGGTAGAGTTTATGTAAAGGCTACGGCTTGTCTAAGTAATGGCGAAGATAACATTACCTGCACAGGTCTTGCTCGTGAAGAGGAAAACAAAAAAGGAATGGACTGCTCACAGATTACGGGAGCGGCAAGTAGCTATGCCAGGAAGTACGCACTTAACGGACTTTTTGCAATAGACGACACCAAAGACGCAGATGCTACCAATGAGCATAAAGACGAAGTCAGCGAAGGGCAAAAGGCGTTCTTAATTGAGCAGTTAGATAAGACAAAGTTTACTCAGGAACAAAAGTATAAAGCTATTGAGAAAATCAAAGCTATCAAGAGTTTAGACGAATTTAACAAGATTAAAGAAACAATAAAGAAAAGCTAATGAGAACCGCTATACAAGAGTTAATTGAATGGACTAATCAATATGAAGTGAAAATGATTTCTGCTAACCAAGTTGTATTGAAGGCATATAAAATGCTTGAAAAAGAGAAAGAGCAGATAATAGAAGCAAGAATTGATGGAGATGAAAACTACTCTTTAATTGGTGGAAAGCGTTACGAATATGCAGAACAATATTACAACGAAAAATATAACCAAAACAAAATCTAATGAGGGAACTATTACCATTTGAAAGGCAGATGCTACTTGCAGAAGTATATCACTACGCTTGGTATAACGAAGAAGCATACGAGGACTTATTAGCCTTTATTAAAAAGTATGAAAACAAATTAGACAAACCTGTATTTTTTAACCCAATCAATAACAATGACACAACAACAACAAATCTTGAAACATTTGCTTTCGGGCAAAACATTGACACCAATTCAGGCTCTAACGAAGTACAATAGTCTTCGACTTGCAGCCGTAGTGTTTGAATTAAAACGCAAAGGCTACAAAGTACAAACGGAATTAATTAACGTAGGTACGAAAAAACAAAGTAAATTAGTAGCTCAATATTCAATTAAAAACAAATAAAAATGGAACAAAAAAAATGGAGTGCAGGTGCTTGGAAAAAGCAGACCGCTAAAGGAGAAGTAATTAATTTTACAATCAATGATGTTAAATACTCAATGTGGGTTAATGCTTACAAGACAGAAGATAAGCAACCAGATTACAAGATTTATGTAAATGATTTCAAACCTAAAGAAGATACGGAAGGATTGCCGTTTTAATTATGCTAAATAAAAAGAAGGATATATCAATAAGACAATTAAAGGAGTTATATTTCGCACAACGCAACACCCATTTGCAACTGCACGAAATGATGCAGCAGTTGGGATTGTTAGGCATAGAAGATAACGAGCCTTTAGGGTTAGACATTGGTGCGAGAACTATTGTCAAATTGGTAGACGAAGAGTTTGAGTGCGATGTATTAATTAAGGATAGGAGTTTAAAAACAACATTTGGGCGCAAAGCTGCGGCATACTTACTAAGGCGTTATACTAAATTAAGCCTTAAGGAGATAAGCCAGTACACAGGAACAAGCGACCATACTACTGCTATCCATAACATAAAACAAGCGAATAACTTAATAGAAACTGAGGACTGGTTTAAAACTAAGCTAAAAAAACTTTGCTTAAAATTAGAACTTAAAGAAATTTAGTATATATTCGCAACATAAATATAAGACACATTAAGGAAGAGCGAACCCATAATGTGTTTAGTGGTTAAATAATAAAGACCCTTGAAGTTCGCTCCTTCTTGGGTCTTTTCTTTTTTTATGGCAAAAGATACCTTTTACTTCTCACACGACTATAATAGCCGTAATGACGAGAAGATTAAATTCCTTATTAGGAAACACGGAATGCTCGGTTATGGGGTATTCTGGGCAATCATTGAAGACCTATACAATAATGCAAACGCATTGCGAACGGATTGCGATGGCATAGCTTATGACCTGCGAGTGCATAGCGAAGTTGTGCATAGCGTATTACACGACTTTGGTTTATTTGTATTTGAAGGCGAAAACTTTGGTAGTATGTCGGTACAAAAACGCA